GAAAATGAGAGTGGGCAATTTCAAATAAACAATATGTTCAATAGTAATTATAAGTATTACACAACAATAACGGCAACAAAAAGGGAGTAATGGATATTAGAGTTAATAAATCTGATCTTAGAAAAGTCAATAAAATGTTTGACAAGTTAGATGCACTTGGCAATAAAGGGGTTGATATGATAATTGACAAGAATGGATTATTAATATCAAGAGATATAAAATTGCCACCTATTCCAGTTGATACAGGTAATTTAAGAAACAATGTTGTTTATAATGCAAAAGACAAAGCAATCGAATCAAATGCACCTTATTCAGGGTTTCTTGAATTTGGTACAAGATTTCAAAAATCACAACCTTATTTCTTTGGTAAAATAAACTTAGGTTTAAAAAGGTTAATGTTAGATTTAAACAATGCAATTAAAAGAAGTTTAAGATGAAAGAACCAATACGATTTATAAGACAAAAGATATTCACACTCTTAAATGGGAATGTAAGTTATGGTGGTGCAAATATACCTGTATATAATCGTGTTCCATCTTCACAAAGCGAACCTTATATAATTGTGTATTCTGCTGATTCTGCACAAACAAATCAAAATCAAAGTGATTTTATAGTAGAATGTATTACAAGAATCGAGGTGGTTACTNCTTTCTTTTCTGATGATGGTGGAGAANTACAAGTAAATGATATTGTAGAATCNATTTTAGAACTAATTAAGACATCTACAACNGATTACTTTGACCTTACATCAAACAATTTTAATGTGTTTACAAGCAACATTAATGGAGTTGCTTATAGTAATGATGATGATGATGAGAAAACTTATTACAGAGCAATTATTGACATTGCAAACAGAGTTCAACAAAATTAATAATTATGGCAAAATCTAAAAAAGAAAACTTTAGTACAAATATATCTTGGAAAGAAGCATTTGGTTCTGCAACTGCTAAAAAATTAAAAATCAAAAACACACCTAACGAAGAACAATTAGCGAATATGAAAATATTGGCAGAGGAGTTTTTTGAACCTTTAAGAGAAAAAGTAGGTGAACCAATTATGGTAAATAGTTTTTTTAGATCAGAGGAATTAAATAATGCTATTTCAGGTGCTGCTGCAACATCACAACATATAGATGGTTGTGCAATAGATTTAGATGCTACTGGCATTTCTAATTGTGAATTATTTTATATAATAAAAAATGAAATGGATTTTGATAAACTTATATGGGAATTAGGTGATGATAATAACCCTGCTTGGATTCACATTTCTTATGTAAAAGATAATAACCGAAAGTTAGTGTACCAAGCAAAAAGAAAAGAGGGGAAAGGTTATTCTACATATACTCATTTTGACTTAGATATTGACTACGATGCTGAAACTTCTTAAAAAACTTTTAGGGTTTAAATCAAATGATAATATTGGTGGGCTTGGTCTTGAAATAAGAGAACTTATCAAGGGAAAAGAGATTGATCCTCAAACATTAATTGAATTACAAGCACAAATCAACGAACAAGAAGCCAAGCACAGAACAATTTTTGTTGCAGGTTGGCGACCTTTTATCGGTTGGGTATGTGGATTTGCACTTGCATATAATTTTGTATTAAGAGATTTGCTTGTTTGGTATGTTGGGGTTGAATCAGCACCCCCTGCTTTGCAAATGGAACATTTAATGACAGTTTTAATAGGTATGCTTGGTCTTGGTGGAATGAGAACTTTTGAAAAGTTTAACAACAAGTCAAACTAATGGCACGAAAAGTATTTATTTCTTATGTTGAAAAGCCAAAGAAAAAAAGACCTGGTCGCCATAGTAAAAATGCAAGTAAAGGTCAATCAGGTTACAAAAAAAAATATCGTGGACAAGGTCGAAAGCATTAATAATTAATTTGTTATTTTTGTAGTAAATTATTACTTATGTCAAACGATTTATATTATTCAGGAAATTATCAGAAAGCAGCTTTTGGAGAATTTGGTCTAAGAATCATAGCTTCAGGTGCTACAAGTACAGTTGGTGAAAAATACAATGCTATTCAAGCAATGGAAGATTCAACAATAACTTGTACAAATGCAGCGACAGGTGGAGATACTTCGATAACAAGTTTAGAATTATCAGCAGGAATTATTATATATGGAACATTCCATACAATAAGTTGTGCAGCAGGAAAAGTAATTGCTTATATCGAATAGTATGTTAGGGCTTGGAATGAATTTAGCGAAAATGGGCAACAAGGTTGCTATTGCTATCTCTAAAGTTAGACAATATTGGAATAAGAATCAACAACAATGGCAAAACGTAAATAAAAATTGGGAATCATTATAAAATAACAAAATATGGCAAGTTTAACAGGTAATAAAATAAAAGATACTTATACATCGCTACTAAAAGTGGGTGATAATGGTGCAATAGATGCTTCAGCACAAGCACTAACTGATGGTGCAGGTAATGCACTTGGACTTACATTGACAAATGCAGGTGTAATTGTTTCAACATCTAAGGGTACTTTAGTTGGTACTTCTTCAACTGGAGAGGTAGCTTCAACAATGATTGCCGACAATGCCGTTACTGCCACTCAACTTAACATTAGTGGAAATGGTACAAGTGGACAATTAATACAATCAGATGGTGATGGATCGTTTAGTTATACTGCTGCTTCAAGTGGAGATATAACAGGGGTTACTGCAGGTGATGGTATTAGTGGTGGTGGTACGAGTGGTGCAGTAACGATTACTTTAGCGACAACTTCGGCAGGTAATGGTCTTTCTTATTCATCAGGGGTTTTAGCAGTAGGTGTTGATGATTCAACAATAGAATTAAATAGTGATGCAGTGAGAGTAAAAGATTTAGGGATTACAAGTGCTAAAATAGCTGCAGATGCCGTAGGATATTCAAAGTTAGGTGCAGAGTTTACTACTGCAGCAGCATTAAGTGGTACATCTGTAGATTGGGCAACTGCTACAACATTTACTAAAACATTAGGTAGCAATACAACATTAACATTTGCTAATGTATCAACAGGTATGCAGATCAATTTAGTTATAAGTGGTAACTACACTTTAACTTTACCATCAAGTGTAAAAGAACTTACAAATGCTTCAACGTATGATGGAAGTGGAGAAAATTTAATAAGTATAGTTTCTACAAATGGAAACACAGAACAATTCGCAACAATAAATAAAGTAGCATAATATGAAAGCAGTAAATAACGCAGGTGTAATAACTTTTTATCAATCATTACCTAACTCATTTAGATCATCAACTGGATTGCATTTAAACGTAAAAGGGTGGAGTGAAGATGAAATGGAAAACAATGGTCTTTTTAATGTAATCATAGATGATAGTTATGATGAAAGAATACACGATTTAGGTGAGATATATTGGGATACAGAAGCTACTTGTTTTAGAAAAGACATATCTAATAAAACATTTAGTAAATCATTAAGCGAATTAAAAGAACAAGCGATTACCAATTTTAAATCAAGAATAGGTAGTGAACTTGCAAAAACAGATTGGTACATTATTAGAAAAGCTGATAATGGAACAGAAGTGCCACAAGAGATAGCTGATGCAAGAGAAGATTTAAGAGAATTATCTGATACAACTGAAACTGAAATCAATGCTTTAAGTGCAAAAGGTGCAGTTATTACATTTGATTTCCCAACAATTTAATAAATGGGTTTAAATAAAAGATTAATTGGTGCAGGTGCTACTGCAAGTGGTGCATTAACTCCAAGTGAAAACTTTAAGGTAGTTACTTATACAGGTAATGGTGGAACTCAATCTATTACAGGTGTAGGATTTAAACCTGATTTTGTTTGGATGAAGCAGAGGACTTATGTTGATAATCATTATGTTATGGATTCAACAAGAGGAGCAGCATATAGATTACATAGTAATTTAGACGCACAAAGTAATGGTCCTGACACAAATAGATTTACCTCTTTTGATACAGGTGGATTTACTTTAGGTAATGATGCTTCTGTAAATCAAAGCGGGCAAGATTATGTAGCTTGGTGTTGGAAAGTAAACGGAGGAACTACAAGTAGTAATACAGATGGAACAATTACAAGTACAGTTCAAACGAATAGTGATTCAGGATTTTCAATTGTAAAATGGACTGGTAATGGTTCTGCTTCTGCTACAGTTGGTCACGGATTAAGTGCAGTTCCTGATGTAATAATATTAAAAGATTATTCAAATACAAGAAACTGGATGGTTTACGTTTCTTCTGCACCTGCTGCAAATCAACCATTTGGTGGAAACCTTGATTTAAGTAATGCTTTTAATACAAGTGCAGGAACTAATGGAGGACACGGCACACCAACATCTTCAGTTCTAACTTTTACAAACGGAAGTTCTTCCGTTGATAATGTAAACGCAAATAATGCTAATATTATTGCATATTGTTTTAAAAGTATTGAAGGCTTTTCAAAGTTTGACTCATACACCGGTAATGGTTCTGCAAATGGACCGATTATAGAAACAGGATTTGAACCTGCATTTGTGATGACAAAGCAAACAGATGATACATCTAACTGGGTAATAGTGGATAATAAAAGAAGCACGACAAATCCAAGAGATAAAGGTTTAAGACCAAACACAGCTGATAGTGAATCAACTGTATCAAATAATATGGTTGTAGATTTTTTATCTAATGGTTTCCAATTAAAGCAAACAAGTGGTTCTAATGCTAATAATGGTAATTTTATCTATATGGCATTTGCTGCCGATCCTGACACAGAACAACCAACACTTGCAGATAGTTTTAGTACA